AAGATTTCAAGCCACCGCCGGTAAGCGCGGCGAAGTGGACAAGAACTCTAGGTTCCTGTTGGCTATAGTCAAATGACCCCCACTTGCAACCTTCGTCTGGGACGAAGATTGATCGTATCAACGGCCCGATATCTTTATTACGTGCAGGAATTTGTTGTAGGTTTGGATTACTATAACTGAACCGTCCTGTGACCGTTCCTCCTGTTTCACCACGCATTTGATTGATATCGGCGTGAATTCTACTGTGCGAAGAATGTGTTAATATTGTGTCAATAAATGTAGTGCGTGCTTTGTTAAATTCTCTTGCTTGTACAATCATTTTAGCTAATGGATGTTTGTGTGTAGATAAAAAGTTTTTATCAAACTTAGGTTGCCCGGACTTTTCAGTGCGCTCGTATTTAATTTTTAATTTATCAAATGCTTTTGCTACACTAACAGCCGCCCATATATCAACATCAATACCCGTATCTTTTTTAACTTGAAATAAAAGATAATCTTCTTTTTTCTGTAAATCTTTTTTAATCTTGTCTGCTTTATTTAAATCAACACGTACACCTTTTGTTTTCATGTCAAGAAGACATGGAAAGAGCCGTGTTTCGAGGTCAAAGATACTTGATAACTCTTGCTTAATTAATTCTACTTTAAAATATTGCCATAGTCTAAGTGTAAGATCAGCGTCCTGTTCTGCATAAGGACCAACATACATAGCGGGTAACTTATACATCTGTGCTTTTGCATCAACACCCCATTCTTTTGCGGCTTCATATAATAATGCTTCTGACTTTGTATCTTTTAAATAATCTTTACCTAACTCGTTTAAGGAATAACGAAATCTATTTTCATCTATAAGCGGCGCGGCAATTAAGGTATCAATAATTTTACCTTTAACTTCTACACCCCACCATCTAAGCCAACCTACATCGTAAGCGGCGTTATGAAAAATTTTATCACATGGTAAATCCATGATCTTTTGTACTTGTCTCTTTAATATGTTCTCATCAAAGTTACCACCACCCTCATGTCTTATAGGGAAATAACCTTTCCAACCTTCTACCGCTATAGCAACACCGGCTATATAACCATTATCTATTGCCCAACCCGGACCTCTTGTTTTAATATCTGGATCATATGTTTCTAAATCAATCGCAATTTCTTTTGCTTCAGAAAGATTAGGAACCGTCTCTGGTGGTGTCCACTCACTTGGTGGTTGAAATAGTGGTATCTGTGTCATCATCTTTATCCTGTATTTCACCCGCTATTGCCGCATATCCCGCCATGTCTATGTAACAATCTTTTGTAGGTCTGTGTTTTAATCGTGCTACTTTTACGAGCAACATACATATAGCCACATCATGCGCTGATATATTGTAATCTAAATATGCACTCCATAACTTTGAAATGTTTTCATGATTTTGATACTTGTCTCCGTAATCCATTTGACGTTGACCGGAAACTATCTTTGCCGCTGTATCTAAATACTCTCTAGTCCTCATGCAACTCTCCTTATTTTTTTTAATGTTGATCTATTATCAAGAGTTCTTTCTAAATCTCTATGACAATGTGAACAATATACATCACATTTAAACATCTCTTTATAAGCCTTTAAAAATTGTAAAAAACTTGTTTTAAAAAATGTTCCTATACTTTTATCTTTTAAAGATTTTATTCTATGATGAAAATCTAAATGCTTTGGATTATCGTGGCCACACGAATTGCATCCATTATATTTTAACACACCTAATTTTTCTACTTTGATTTTAACCTTTTCTGGTAAATCATCTAAAAAACTTAGATCTCCTATTTTTACTTTATCTATAGTGTTAGTAACATTTCTAACCATCACTGCTTTATTTTGTCTTCTTTTTTCCATTCTTTTGTCATATGATTTAGGACTTCTCCACATTTCTTTAAAAAATCCTGTTGCTCTTATTACGCTTGTTACATAACCATCAAACCTAAAACCATCTTCTCTTCTATCACCTTGTTTAAAAGGTTTTTTTGTATTCTTATTTATTCTTCTCATTCTTTCTCCTTTGTTGTTATGGACCGTAAATCATTTGCAAGGAGTTGTAAATCAAGTAATAATATTTTAAGCTCCTTATCAACTTTCTCACGGTTTAGTTTTGGTAACTCAAAACGTATTTTACGTATTTGTTTTTCTGTTACACTAACTTGTTTCAATGCAGTTTCTATTGTAAACATTAAAATGCCTCCGAAAATTCTCTATCCGATTGTGATCTCACAATGTTCAAAGTGTTTCTTGCACGCGTCATTCCCACATAGAATACGCGTCGCTCTTCGTCTCGTTGTTTCCAATACGACGCATCGGCTTTACGAGTTAAATCTGTTAACAACATTACATTATCTGCTTCCCCACCTTTTGATCCATGTATCGTTGATAGTTTGATCCGTGGTGCGCGTCTAATGTTTTCTTTACGACGTAAACACATACGTACGTAAGTTTTCTTTTGCGGTTCAATATTTTCTAATGCTTTGAACCAAGGTAATTCTTTATCTAATTTTAATCCATAATCAGATGTTAATGTATCAAAGGTAAATGTTTTATCTTTATCTACATTTTTCATTGCTTTAAATTTTTTATCAACACCCTCTCCTGTTTTAATGTAATTATAAAAAGCTTTTACTCTTTTAATATCTAATTCTTTACCTCTACGAACATCTTCCCATGCTAATATAGCTTCATGCACACGTTTATTAATAGATGTTCTATCTCCTCTTTCGTAAAAGTAACCATAAATTTTTAATTCATCTTCTAATTTATCTAAACGATATCCATCTCTCGCCAGTATCAACCACTCGCCTTGTTTCATTTTTTGTAGTTGTTCTATTGGATGTATATTTACTTGACCTTTTTCATCACGCGCTGTCCATTCTTTATCTACTCTATCTTTCACACGCTTAATTAATCTATTTGCTTTTGCATGAATAGACTCTGCTAAACGATATGACTTGTTTAAAATTGTTCTTGTGCCTTCCATGTTCATTAGAAACTCTGGTCTTGCACCTGCCCAACGATAGATTGCTTGATCATCATCACCTGCTATATAAACACGCTTTGCTTTTGTAACAACACGCTCAACCATTTTCCATTGTAACCAACTAAGGTCTTGTGCCTCATCAATAATAACCACATCAAAGTTTGGCATAAGGTCATAATGTTTCTTGTTAAAATCTACAATCATGTCTGTCATGTCATACTTGTTTCTTTCTCTTTTATAATCAATCAAAGACTTATCTATGTATTTTAATTTTCGTAAACCACCTTCAATGTTTCCTATGTTTGGATCATTAAAATAATTTTCTGGTGTTAATCCTCTTATCTTTGCACCGTCTATTACTTGCATAAACACATCATCTGGAAAACCTGCACCATATGATTTAATATTATTATTTGGATTACTTAGTTTTATTTGTGTCTTATCAGAAACTTTTTTGTAATCATCATCACTCATTATGTTTTCTTCTTTTAAATGTAACTCTCTGTATGCTAAACTATGTAGCGTGCGAAAGTTTGAAAATTCTTTTGAGTCATAACTTAATTGTGAAATAGCACGAGCCAATGCTTCGTCTGCCGCTTGATTAGTAAAAGCAAGATAAGCAATCTTATTAGGATTAACTTTATTTTCACGTAACTCTTTTTCTACTATGCGTAGTAAGTGTGTTGTCTTACCTGTTCCCGGCGGTCCAAAAATAATGTTTCTCAAAACGGTGTCTCCTCTCCCATATCTGGTGTAGAAAAGTCATCACTGTTTTTTCTTATCCAAGGTACATACCAAAGATACGCTGTCTTACCTTTTATTTTTCTTCTACCATCCCCGCCGTTCAATTTACTTCTTATGTGTGCCAACATTTGTGTGGTGCTAAAATCTTTAAAATCATTCTTTTTCAAAAACTTCTGCAACCAATCTGATTTAAAATATGCTGTTTCTCTTTTTACTTTACCTTCTTTTTCTTCGTATTCTTTTTCTTCAAACAATGCTTTACCCATGTCTATTTCATCTATGTGTTCTGCTATACCTTGGTCTTCTAAAAAACGTTCTAATAAACTTTCAAACCTACCTGTCTTTGTAATTTCATGTGGCATCTGTATAACTTCAACACTGTCCAATAATGCTTGTAGTCTACTATCCCAATCATTTGGTCTCATCATATTTGGCATTACATTTATTTCATTCATACATGCTTGTCTAAATTTATGTTGATTATACAATTGATCTGTCGACAATTTTAATCTTCTACCGTCTATATTTAAGAACCAAGTCGATTCATCACTTTCATACTTTGTTAAATCACTCACTTGATGTTGAAAGTTATTACCAATACCA